TTTTCCTGAAATTTTTGAAGATTTTTGGGGTGATCAAACCTGGCCAGAAGGTCATCGATTTGCCGGCGAAAAGATTAGACTGCGTGATGATCAAGTTGAAGTTATCAATAAGTTTTTAGAAAACCCTCAGTGCATTCAAGAAATTGCCACTGGATTTGGCAAGACAATTACCACCGCAACTTTGGCAAAAATCTGTGAAAAATACGGAAGAACAATAACCATAGTTCCTAACAAGTCACTGGTTGAGCAAACCGAAGAAGACTTCCTTAACTGCGGTTTAGATGTAGGTGTGTACTACGGTGACAGAAAAAACCTAGACAAAACACATACTATTTGCACTTGGCAAAGTTTGAATATTTTAGACAAAGGTTCCAAGGAATTTGACGGTGAAGAACAACTGTTACGTCTAGCTGAATTGTTAGATGGAGTTAGTTGTGTCATGGTTGATGAGGTACATATGGCCAAGGCAGAAGTATTAAAGAATCTGTTAACACGCAATCTTTCTAACGCACCTATACGTTGGGGGTTGACTGGTACAGTACCAAAAGCAGACCACGAATTTCAAGCCCTACGTGCTAGTCTAGGGGAAGTTGTGCATCGTGTTAAAGCTCACGAACTTCAAGAAAAAGGTGTGCTCAGTGATTGCCACGTGACAGTAATTCAAACAGCAGAGTGGAAAGAGTTTGAAAGTTATGCAGGAGAATTAAAATACCTTGTCACTGACGAAACCCGTATGAATTGGATCAGCAACCTTATTAATGGTATTTCTGAAACAGGCAATACTCTAGTATTAGTTGACAGAATTGAGTCGGGTCAATTAATTATTAACAACATTCCAGACAGCGTGTTTGTCTCGGGCTCAATGAAAACTAAAGATAGAAAAGATGAGTATGACGAAATTAAAACTGCTACTAACAAGATTATTGTGGCGACTTACGGTGTGGCCGCTGTGGGTATTAATATCCCCCGTATTTTTAATATGGTTCTTTTGGAGCCCGGAAAGAGCTTTGTCCGAGTTATACAAAGCATTGGGCGAGGCATTAGAAAAGCAGACGACAAGGACTTCGTCCAGATCTGGGACCTTACGGCATCTACAAAGTACGCGAAGAGGCATCTTACAGAACGCAAGAAGTTTTATAAAGAAGCCAAGTATCCGTTTGAAATACAAAAAGTGAAATATCAATAATGCAAATTTTAACATTAGAAAACAAAACATTCTATTTGAATGACCTACCAGAGGAAGTAGATGAGGATTTAAGATTCTCAGTACTTGACAATAGTGATAATCAAAATCCTGATTATTTCTTCATTCCTCTTATCTTCCTTGAGAGTTTTACAGGACCAGCAGCCGTATTAAAGATTGGACCATACGACCTTACCATGCCATTAGATTGGTGTACTATAGTTGGTGATCCAGAAGGACCTGACATGGAAGTGCTGCCATTGACAAGTCTAAATGATCGTGGGTTTAAGACGTATTGTTTTAATCCTATCAGTGGATTTAGGCCGGAGTTTCATGAGATAGACATTATAGACATCTACCCAGATGTTAAATGGTACTTTCCTAAAATGAAACCTGGTCAACTTTTATGCACTCCACTAATTGGCGGCGACAAACCGATGTGTTCTTACTTTGTCAAAGAAGTTAGTCGTCAAAGTGAAATTGTAGATTACACTAAATGTTGGTAAATTATGGGCACACTAACTCCAGGCGCTACATATATCTATGAACGTAATGGTGAAGAAATCTACGCCAGAGAAGTTGGGGCTTCGGTCCAATCTAGAAAATTAGTCGGCTATCAATATCAAAACGAAAAAGATCCAAGGACTCCTGACGGGCGGCCGCTATACGAACATATAAAAGAAGATAGACTTTGGGGAGAGATCCGACGTGAAGCCCGGACAAACCCTGCCTTGCAAAAAGCCATGGAACAGTGTATAATAATATATCATCTAAGTAAAAACAAGGAAACAATAGATTGGCACCCGGTATGAAGTTTCATGGAATAATGGCGCAAGAAGTAATGCGTATTGGTTCTAATGGCAGTCTCGGTATTGGTACTAGTTCTCCAAGCACGAAACCCATTACACCCCTGTCAAGCACAACACTAGGTGCATGGGGAGAATGGCAAGAGATACAAAAACTTGCAGAAACTAATCCTGCTGTAAAAATTGCATTAGACAAATTAATGACTGTTTATCATTTGAGTAAAGATCATGGCAACAACAAAACCTAAAAAAGAACCAAAGAAAAGAGCACTTGATTTAACTCGAGTGTTGTCTGCCGTTGACAACAAGAATTATGAATTCTATGACAATCTTACAGCCGCAGAATTAAAAGAATTTAGTCCTTATGTATTGTTGAGATTTGTTAGTAGCGTTGGATCTAATGACAGAGACATACAAGAATGGTTTGTAGAAATGACCAATGAAATGGTCAATAAACACCATTGGACACTAAGCAAGAATCATGAAAAATTACTTTGGTTATTGTATGCCGCTGCCGGTGCAGGTATTAAGAGTTATCATCCCTATCTCCCTGCAATGAAGGCAGACTTTGACAAGTTTGAAAAACTGTTAGCTATCCTACATCCAACATATAAGATGGATGAGATTAAATTACTAGCCAGTGTAATGACAGATGAAGAAAAGCTAGAGTTATTTGACAAAATGGGTTTTGATAAAAAAGATAGAAAAGAATATCAATGATAGCACTTGTGGAGCAGCCTTTTATTTGTGTACATTGTAGCAAGAGTTTCATGAAAGAAAAAACTCTTGTTGCTCACATGTGCGAAAGAAAACGCAGAGCATTACAAGAAACTGAGAAGCGAGTGCAAGCCGGCTTCATGGCCTATAATAGATTCTATCAACTTACGCAAGGCAACAAAGTTCCCAAGAACTATGACCACTTTTGCAACTCTGCTTACTACAATGCCTTTGTGAAGTTTGGTAGCTTTGTCAATAATGTGAATCCACTGTATCCTACTAAGTTCATTGACTTTGTTATTAAAAGTGGTGTTAAGTTGGACCACTGGTGCAGGGACGAACTCTATGAACAGTATCTATTTGAAACTGTAAAAACTGAACCTGTCGAAGCCGCAGTACAAAGAACTTTACAAACAATGATGGAATGGGGTGATGAGCATAATGCAAATTTTGCACATTACTTTAACTATGTTAGTCTTAATAAAGCAGTTCATGATATTGTCAGCGGCAAGATCAGTTGTTGGGTTTTATTAAATTGCAACTCGGGCAAAGACATGGCAGGTAAGATGAATGACGAGCAATTAGCAATGATTGCACCTGCATTTGACATCAAGTATTGGTTAAAGAAATTTAAAGAATTTCCTGCAGATGTAGCACTGGTTAAAGAGATACTTGCCGAGGCAGGAGTCAAATGACTGTGATTAAACTGTTAGATAAAGACCCTAATGAAGTTATAGATATAGTCAAAGAACTACGTGCTAGCGGATTGGTACAGGGTAAAGATTTTGATTTTGCATTTCATCGAACTCGTTGGGATCCTATGATCGGTGATGTTAAAGGGTTTACTGATTTTATCTTTTACAAAGAAAAACTAGCAACCTTATTTGCATTAAGGTATGCTTCATGACAGGGTTTGCAAGTAAGCGGGCAATGTCTCGTAGTTTACAAGATGACATTTTAGATCATATGGGTAAAGAAATGGCTCGTGAGATTGATAAAGAACTTTTAGATGATCTTACGATTACTGTACTTAAAGACGAAGGGTGGACTGAGACTAAAATTAATCCTGCGTTTCCACCTATCGGAATGATGTCTAGCAGTTTCAATGAATGGTACAGCCAAACAGCAGAATGGATACATTTAAATGCCCAAGGTGACTATAAATTGCTAAAAGGACAGTGGTTGTTTAAAGACTCTAGAGATGCTACAATGTTTATATTGAGGTGGTCTTGAAACATTTTAAGTTAGAAAATACAGGTGACCGAGGTTGGTTTATTGGATCATTTCCGAAAGCCGCAGTTCAAACCGACTTAGTAGAAGTTGCATATACACCAGAACCTGTTGGCCTTATTAAGGCACATTATCACACTCGATGCACCGAAACAATATTACTCATTTCCGGAAGTGTTATTATACAAGGCACTAAATTTGTAGCAGGTGATATTATTGTGTTAGAACCTGGTGAAGTAAATGATTCTGATTATCTCGAACCGTCTGTGATCATCGGTGTTAAAACTCCTGCAGGCGCCGACGATAAGGTATATGTTTAAGTATGGAAAATATAAAAAGTTTTTGCGAGCAACATCAAATTCGTGTACTTGATACAAATAAACGAGCACATCGGTATCAGAGAATCAATATGGCGTATTTTAGAGATCCCTTGGATTTTAATAAAGTCTCGCTTGTGGATGTTGTAAATGATACAGAACCTTTATATACTGTAGAGATTGCACAAAGTGAATTAGAACGTATTGCAGATTTTGAAGCGCAAGTTTTTAACAATATGAAAAAACAAGGACATTACCAAATGTTTGAAATGCTTATGGAACAAAAAGAACAAGAAAAATATCTTCGAAACAAGTATCCAGCTGTAAATAATGCATACAAACAATACAGCCTAATGTTAAAATTAGCCGAAAGTGGAGAATTATATGATACCTAAAGTTGGAAGTAAATGGTGGAGCGGACATACTAAATCATTCTATGTTAAAGCAGTAGTAGAAGTAGAAGGCAAGACCTGGATATACTACGGTGAGTACGGATCAGATACAGAATACAGTTGTTATCTAGAAAGTTTCCTACAGAGATTTTTGGAGATGGCATCATGACAAGGTTAGAAGGATTTGTTGAAAAAGGTTGGGGTAGTGAATTAATATTCGCCACCAATGACAAGTATTGTGGAAAACTTTTAAAGTTTAATGCAGGTGCAAAATTTAGTATGCACTTTCATAGTGTAAAAGATGAAACATGGTATGTGCTAAATGGAAAATTTAAAGTCATCTGTATTAATACAGCCAACGCAACTCAGTACGAACATATATTAAATGAAAACGACACCTGGCATAATCCTCCACTATTGCCCCATCAAGTTATCTGTTTAGAAGCAGGAACACTCATAGAAGTTAGTACACCCGACAGTGTAGAAGACAATTACCGAGTTGCCAAAGGTGATAGTCAACTATGAAAATTATAGTCAATGGTACATT